TTACAAGACACTAACCCAAAGGAACTATGAATCCAAATAAAGATACGTGGCAAGATAGAGCCAAACAACTATTAAATCCATTGATTGATATTAAAAAGGCAAGAGATATACGAAATGGTCTTAGTCTAGTTAATATTGCGAACATTACTGACGAAGACTATCAATTATTAGCAGAGCATCAAAATAACCCAAAAGGAAGTATGATTGAAAAAATAGATGTACCACATTTTGGTAGACCAATAGTGCCAGGAATAATAAAAATGGAGTCACAAGATGCCGAGATTATAAAGATTGCAGAAAAAATAAACGAGATTATAGAATTTATTAACCCAAAGGAATAATATGAAACTTAAAATAAGAACATACAGTGCCAAGGTATTTTTTGCAGATATTCTTTGGCGAACGGGACATTTTTTAAAAATATTGGCTGAAAAGTTAGAATATTAACACCCCCTACAAAACCGTAAGTAGGGTAACAACCCAAGTGGTGTTCTGTATCCAGGTGTGGTGAATTAGTAGACACTAGCGTACTGGTCGCAACAGTTGGCTCAGAGGAACAGCAACAGACAAGTTCCCCGTGTAGGTGCAACTCCTGCCACCTGAACACAGAACATCACATATTATCAGGTAACTAATAAGATTATATGAAAATAGGAGATAAAGTTTTAATTACAAAATCATATTGGAATGCAAACACACAAGAAAGAGAATTTTATAAAGAATATGAAGGGACTCTTATAGCTGAAACAGAAAATCAATGGAAGGTTAAAAGAAACTTTTTATTCTCGGAATGGATTCCAAAGTCTGGTACATTTGATAGAATAAAAAAAATAACATTTTAACACAAAACACACATAGAGTATCAGAACACAACTGTATGTAAACATTGGTGTGTCGCTTGTTTTATATATTGGTGTGTGATAAAATAGATATATGGATAAATATGATAAAAAAATAAACAAAACAGAAAATTGCTGGCTATGGACTGGTACATTAGATGATAAAGGATATGGAATAACAAGGGTTAATAATAAAAACAGCAGAGCACATAGAATTGTTTATGAATTACTTGTCAGTAAAATACCTGATGGCTTACAAATAGACCATTTGTGTAGAGTTAGAAATTGCGTAAATCCAAATCATTTAGAGCCAGTTACACAAGCTGAAAATAAAAGAAGGAATGTTCCATTTAGAAAAGAAGTGTTAAAAACACATTGCAAAAACGGACACGAGTTTTCTGAAAAAAACACAAAAATACGAATACGCAATGGCAAACCGTGGAGAGTTTGCAAAAAATGCAAAGTTACCACACAGGTTAGATATATGAAAAATAAAGGGCACATCAAAACATTAACAGTTTAACTAACATTGAGTATGAACAAACTACACGAAGCATTAAAGAATGAAGAACTTATGCTTGAAGTTGGTAGAAAAGCAACAGAGGAACAAAAGGCTATGACACAACAATCAACAGTAGAGGAACAGTATAACCAAATAGTAGATGGAATAGATAAAGATGAGGTAGAATATGAACACGGTTGGTGGGAAACATCAACAGGTGCTTCGTTTGGAAAAGGAAAGAAAAAAGAACTATGGGATTTAATCCAACTCGCAGAACAGAAAGCAAGGGAAGAAGGATTTAAAGAAGGATTCTTAGACGGACAAGTTTATCAGAATAATCTAAGACGAGTGAATACAACAGATTTTCTTGGTAATGAAATTAAATCTAAAGGATTATGATTATCAACCAAATGCCTAAAGAATAAGTATGCCCTACAAATCAGAAAAAAAAGGAATACTGATCCCGAGGGATTTGAAAAAGAATGTAAAGATACCATTGTCGGAGCACGAGAATGTACGACTACATTATTTACAGTCAAAATCCCAACGCGCAACGGCGCGACATTTCGGAGTGTCACGTAGTTTGATCAGATTTATTTGTTTCCCGGATAAGCTCGCAAGTCATAAAGAGAAGTACAAAGAGAAACAAAAAGATGGAAGATATTATCGTAAAGAAGTACATACCGTAAACGTAAAAGAATACCGAAAACGAAAACATGATCTCTTCAAAGATGGTAAATGTGAGTTATCCACAGTTTAGTTTTAGAAAAAATTTGCACTCTCAGATGAGAAGAGTATAATGGTTCTATGGTAAAAAATGCTACAAAAAAAATAACTCAATTTCGATGTCGAAATAGCGCACTTAACCAGCGGGTCCGTAGCAGTACCTTCCATATTAAGTGTGCTATTTTTGTATCGAGATGTGCCTATTTATCAATTAGTAACTTGTTCTACGCTTATGGAAAATAATACTGCAAAAAATAAATCAAAAGTGTTCACCGACGCATTCGGATATATGGTACGAGGATACAGTGTGATCCCGGTGGGGAAAGATAAACGGCCATTACTGCGTTCATGGAAACAATACCAGACAGAGGCGGCGGACGATTATCAAGTGACTAAATGGTTCACAGAAGATTATCAGAATGCGAACGTCGGGATTGTAACAGGTGCCGTATCAGGAATAACCGTAGTGGATGTTGATGTATATAAGAAACCATTCACCCACCCAAAAGAATTCCCGCCAACATTCACCGTAAAAACAGGAAATGGAGGGTTCCAGTTGTACTACAAATACCACCCAGGACTCACTATCTCAGCCAATGGTTACCCAAATCTTCCGGCAGTTGATATCAGATCCGACGGGGGGTATGTAGTGGCACCGCCATCAATTACCGATTACGAGAAAGACGGCAAAAAGATGGGAGGAGAATATATTATCTACAAAGATCTACCACTTGCTGACTTTCCAATTCATATGTTCCCAGAGACAAAGCCGAAGAAAAAAATGTCGGCGATCATCGGGACGAGCGAAGGTGGGAGAAATGATAATATTGCATCAGTGACAGGGACGCTCCTCCACGCTGAGCGTGATGAAAAAAAATGGGAGGTTGAAGTGTGGCCAGCAGTACAGAGAATCAATGAAACATTCTCACCACCACTTCCGGCGAATGAGTTGCGCACAACATTCGAGTCGATCATGAATAAGGAACGGGTACGAAAATCGGAGTCGATTATCAGTCCTATTCAGTTCAATGATCCGCAAGGAGTTCCCGCAGGGGAAGTGAAAGTGTCACTACGAAAGAATGGAAACGGGGTACCATACAAAGATATGGCGAATGTTCTCGCAGTGCTATCAGCTCACCCGTACTACAAAGGGACGATCAAGTACAACGAGTTCCGTCAGGATATCGAATACAATGGCCGACCGCTCGAGGAGGGGGATATCATAAAGATCCAGGTGTTTATGCAGGTGGAAGGATTACTTCCAGGAATATCGAAAGATGCAGTGTACTCAGCGATTGCGCACTATGCGAATCAGAACAAATATGATGAAGCGCAGGATTGGTTAAAGGCTCAGGTCTGGGACGGCACTCCACGGCTCAAAAACTGGCTCACAGAAGCGACAGGAGTACCAGATGACGCATATCATCAAGGGATAGGATCTCAATGGTTTATGGGGCTTGTACGGCGTATTATGGAACCAGGATGTCAGTTCGACTACATGCTCGTATTCGTTGGAAAGCAGGGGATCGGAAAGACCTCACTGTTCCGTATTATCGGAGGACCTTGGTACAAATCATATACAGGTCAAATTGATAATAAGGACTTTTATTTAGCCCTCCGTGGAGCAGCAATAGTCGACCTCGATGAGGGTGCAGCAATGTATAAATCAGAGGCGATCAAGATCAAATCAGTGATCACAGAAACACACGATGAGTTCCGGGCACCGTACGATCGGGTAATGAAAAAGAATCCACGACGGTTCGTGTTCTCAATGAGTACGAACGATACAGAACCATTCCGTGACGTAACAGGTAACCGACGCTACTGGACGCTCGATGGTCACCATACGGTGAACTTCAAATGGTTACAGGAAAATCGAGATCAACTTTTCGCAGAGACCTATCACTATTGGAAAGAGAAAATTGAACTCCCAGAAGTACCACTTGAAGATGCAATTGCAAATCAGGAACGGCACCTACCGGATGATTCATGGACAGATATTGTCGTGAATGAAGTGCGACGATCAAGAGATTACTGTGAAGGAAACCCAGAGTTTTCCACAACTATTACACATGTTTTCAGCAACGTTTTCCCCGATGAAAATCTAGCACGTCTAGGAAAAGGACAAGAAATGCGTATTGCAAACATATTTAAAAAACAGTTAGGGTTAGATAAACGACGAGAAATGATCGACGGGGAACGAAAAACTATTTGGCGTATCAGCGATGAAAAAATAGAGGAACTCAAAAAGCAGAACGCAAAAAATACCGACCCTATGAAACCGTTCATTGATGCAGGACTTATTAAAGAAGAAATGTAAAAAATATGGAACCTCTTTACGAACACCAGAAAAAAATTATACAGGAAGACCCAAAAAAATGCGGTCTTTTTCTGGGTACCGGAGGGGGGAAAACGAGAACTGCGCTTGAACTTGCACGAGGAAAGACCTTGATTATCGTACCGAAACAACAGAAGCTCGATGAGACATGGCAGAAGAACGCGCGCAAGTTCGGTATTGATCTCAAGATGAAAGTCGTGTCAAAGGAAGATTTCCGGAGAGATTATAAAAAGTACGAACGATTTGATACGGTGATCGCAGATGAAAGTCATTTTCTGTGCGGTATGTCACCCGACACGCGCAGATTAAAAGGTAAGGATGTTCCAAAAACTTCCCAACTATACGAGGCGCTATCGTGGTACCTCAAGGAACATGATCCGGATCGTTTCTATTTATGTTCCGCAACTCCAGCAAGTAAGCCGATGAACGTATTTGCGATCGGAACCTTACTCGGTAGAAAATTAAATTTCACCATGTTCCGTGATCGTTTCTATATGCAACGGCGAATGGGATTTCGAATCAATTGGATTCCAAAAACTGATAAAGCAAGTCAGGATCTCCTTGCAAGTTATATCAAGAAGATGGGATACACAGGGAAAATATCTGATTGGGTAGATACGCCTCAACAACTATACAAGACAATTTATGTAGGATTAACTCCTGAACAAAAGCGTGCAATTAAAGAGTTGAAAGAAACAGAGGCAGATCCAATGGTGTTTCGTGCACGTCAAAGAACTATCGAGAACGGTATCTATTACGGATTCACTACCGTTAAAATTAGTGAGACTGAAGATAAACTCGAACGAGAGACAACCTACTACGACAATGAAAAAATTGATCAAGTAATTCAGCTCGCTCAAGAGTTCCCGAAAATGCTCGTATTCTGTGCGTACACAGGTCAGATTATCCAGATGCAACTAGCACTTCAGAAAAAAGGATTTAAGGTTCGAACACTGACTGGAAAAACAAAAGATCGTGCGACTGTTATTCAGGAAGCCGAATCAATGCCACAGTGTATCGTGATAGCACAGGCATCAATTTCAGCCGGCTACGAACTCCCTACGTTCCCTTGCGTTGTATTCGCATCAGTATCATATAAAGCACTTGATAGAGTCCAGGCAATGGGAAGGGTGTTAAGAATAAATGCACTAAAGAAAAATATATATATTGACATAATTGTAAAAAGTGGAATAGATGAAATGGCTTTTAATGCAGTAAAAAATGGTGTCGATTTTAATGAAAAAATATTATCTAACTAATATGCCATCTGGAAGATATATAAGAAAAAATAAAAAAACTCAGGATGAGTTAAAAGAATCCAGAAAAAAGTACTGGAATAATTATTATATAAAAAATAAACAAAAACTTTTACTAAGAAATAAAGAAAGAAGAATAAATAACCCGGAATATTATAAAAATTACGAAAAAGAACGATATTCAAAAAACCCAGAATTTTATAAAAAAAGATGGAAAGATTATCTTAAAAAAGGTAGAGAAGTGGTTAATACAAATAGAAGAAATAAATACTCAAATGATTTAAATTATAAAATATCTTGTATAATGAGAAATCGTTTTTATAAATCTGTAAAAAGAAAAAAAATTACTAATTCTTCAATTTCATTTTTAGGTTGTTCTATTGATGAATTTAAAGAACATATTGAAAAAAAATTTTTAATAGGTATGAATTGGGATAACTGGAAATATAATGGATGGCATATTGATCACATAATACCTTTGTCGCGTTTCAATCTAAAAGACAAAAATGAAATTAAAAAAGCATTTCATTACTCTAACTTACAACCAATGTGGGGTATTGAAAATATTAAAAAATATAACAAAATCACCATATGAAATACTTATCTATTGATATAGAAACAACAGGACTCGATCCTGAGAAGTGCGATATTTTAGAAGTTGCAGCGATAATAGAGGATACGGAAAAGAAGCTTCCACGTGAAGAGTGCCCTACCTTTCATTGTTATATAGATCGTGAATATTATAATTGCGATCCTTTTACATGTGAAATGAATTTCAAAATCTTTAAAGAAATAAATAAACTAAAAGGAGGAGAGGGCGAAGAAGAAAATTTAATACAAGAAGAAAATTTTGGTGATATGTTCGAAGACTTTATATTTTCTAATTTAGATGATACAAAAGGATTTACTTTGGCAGGTGCGAACCTTGAAGGATTTGATATGAAGTTTCTATATAAAAAATTATCAGAAGAAACAATATCGAGATTTAACAGACGAGCGATCGAACCGGCACACTTTTTTGTAGACTGGGAGAAAGATGAAAAACTTCCAACACTGCAGGAATGTAAAAAGCGAGCAGGGATCGAAGGAGACGTGACTCATAACGCACTCGATGATGCTTGGGATGTCATCCAAGTATTACGGACACGCTACTAATATGAAAAAAGAATTTATTGAACTAGCGAATGCATACGGATGGAATGAGATTGAATCGAAAAATCCATATATGTATTCATTAAAGACAGAGGGTCGTGAGCAGGATTACCGTATAAATGTGTATACGACAGGCAAGGTTCAGGTTCAGCCTATAGGTATCAAGTACGCTTCTGGTCGAATTTATACAGACATAATAAAACCTGAAGATTTTGAACAAGTCCTAATAGACTTCAGAGACATATGAAATATCTATCACTATTTTCAGGTATCGGAGGTTTCGAACTTGGAATACAACAAGCATATGATAATAGACCCAACATACGGAACGGGAATACGGATATACAAGGAAATATGTCCGACACTTCGGAGCAATCGGACAGAGCTACTTGTATTGGTTTCTCCGAAATCGACAAATACGCAATCGCAACTTATCAATCTCACTTCCCAGAACATAAAAACTATGGAGACATCACAAAAATCAATGAACAAGAATTACCAGACTTTGATATGCTCGTTGGAGGATTTCCTTGTCAAGCATTTAGTATTGCAGGAAAACGAAAAGGGTTTGAAGACACTAGGGGAACTCTTTTCTTTGACATCGCAAGAATTATCAAAGCAAAGCAACCAAGACTTGTCTTTCTTGAAAACGTCAAAGGATTACTTTCTCACGACAACGGAGAAACTTTCAGAACCATTATCGCAACGCTTGATGAATTGGGGTATGACATCCAATGGCAAGTGCTTAACAGCAAAAATCACGGAGTCCCACAGAACAGGGAACGAGTGTTCATTATCGGACATCTTAGAGGAACAAGTAGACCAGAAGTATTTCCTTTCACAGACAATGGAGGAAAAAATATTATCCAACTTCTCGGAGGAAGTCAAAGTGAACGTGTTTACTCACGAAAAGGTATAAGTTCAACAATTTCAACTATGCAGGGAGGAAATCTTCAACCGAAAGTTTTTGAGGAAAGAAGAATCCGCAGACTAACACCAACAGAATGTGAACGACTACAAGGATTTCCTGACCAATGGACAGTAGGTTCAGATACACAAAGATACAAACAATGTGGGAACGCAGTTACTGTAAATGTTATTAGAGATATTGCCGAAAGACTTTTATGAATAAGTATTTTATTAAGAAAATAATCATAGCAAAAAATATCAAACAGGCATTGAAACTCGAAAGAAAAGCTGAGGTCGCAGAGATTTATCAGGATTATAATTACATCCCAGAATCAAAAACAAAGATGGGATTTAATAAAGAAAAACTATGATAAAACGAGAAGCAAAACATACGGTTGTTTGGGGGAATTATTTAAGAAACAATAAAAAGTTTATTGGTATTTTCGAAGTCAAACAAACACGTGGTGATCGTTTATATTTTAGCGCATTCGAGCCACAGCAAATAACATCGCTCGTTGCTGTAGAAGAAAATGGGTACGTACACAAATTTAGTGATGCTGATCCACGACTAAAGATGGCCGACATATCTTCAGTGCCACCACAACCGGCGTATGTTGTGATCAAATTTAAGGAAGCATTTGTTGCGATACGAATAGGAGACTTTGTCAACTTTATGAACACAACGGAAAATACCTATATAACATATGACGAATCTGTCGCTATAGCAACGAAGCGAGTGTATTTATAAAAGTTATCCACAGTTTTGTTTTTCTTCAACTTGATATCGGTGCGATATCGTACTAAGATAATAGTGTCGAAGATTATTAAAAATAACTGTATACAATATGCAGAAAAAAAATACACAACAATATTTCCCACACTACTCTCGAGTGTCAAAAAAACATAAAGCAAAAATTTTAAAACTTGCGAAAGAAAACAACATAAGTGAAGCCGCTGCATTACGTATGATGATTGATGCTTATGAACTCAGATAATTACCCAGAAGGAATCGAACGATTTAACCCGCCGTGGCTAGACGATGAACATAGTGAAGAAGAAATTGAAGATGAAGAAGAGTGCGAAGATGAGGAAGATTTAGATATATTATTACTTAATCTATAAAATATGGAAAACACATTTGAACTGTACGCTGTTGTACAAAGCAAGATCAACGATCTTGAAAAAGAAAAAGAATCGCTCAGAAAAATTATCACCGATCATATGATTGAGTCAGGTGAAACAAAACGAGAAACAGTATTCGGAAATTTCTCAATCTCAAAACGAAAGACATGGACATATCCAGAATATGTAGAGAAAATGAAAGATGAGTATGAAGCTGCAAAAGAAAAATCAATTTCTACTCGAGAAGCGACTTGTATCGAAAAAGAATCACTCACATTTACTAGTATTAAACTTTAATTTATGATCTTAATAAAAATTGTAATTATCCTATTATCACTAGCTATCGTTTATCAAAATATCAAAATAAACTCTTTAAAAGATGATATTAATGATATTGAAAAAGAACTAGTTGATGAAGTTGAATATGTTGACTTATTATCTTTCAGAACAAATAAAAGAAAGGTTAGTTCTATTAAAGGTTTGCAAGAAGAACTGAAGAAAAAGTCTGATGAAATAGATAAACTAAATAGCTTAATGAAACACCTTCAAAATTATCTTGGAATTACTTACGTAAAACGAGAATCTAAAACAGAAGGGTATGAAAAAACAGAACTTACCTTATGTTCTGGGTCGGGTGTAACATATTCAAATTGCGGTAATTATACTGATGTGAATTTTGAAAAAACTAAAAAGGTCGCTAAAAAATCTAAGAAAAAATAATTATGCCTAAGAAAAAATCTGAACCTAAAGTTTTTGTAGGAACAAACATTCCACCACAACTTATTGATTACAAAGTGAGTATGACCATTCGCACGGGGGAATATTCTAACATTGTTGTAGACTTCCACTTCGAAGAGGGATCTATGGAAGATGCTGTAATGACTGTTGACAAGTATGTTGATGAAATGTACAAAAAATACTACAATTTCCTTGAACGACCTAAAACAGTCCCAGTAGTACCGGTTACTCCTGCAGCACCTGCAGATGTGGCACCTGTTTCAACACCTAAAAAAGAATTACCAAAAAGTTCTTTCGACAAAGCTCAATCAATGATCAATGCAGCAAAAACAATTGATGCACTTACTGAGATTGAGGGACGAATAAAATTATCATTACAACTTACTGATCGTGAAAAAACTGAATTAGCCACTCTTGTAACAGAAAAGAAATCGGCTTATGGAACCGTCTAAAATATCATTACCTAAGGGGTATCTGTCATGGTCACAACTTGATGTGTGGCGCAGAAACCCTGACCGGTACAAGGAAGAGTACTTCTATGATCTCCAGAAACTAGATACAAAATATCTACGATTTGGTAAATGGTTCGCAAAAGAAATTGAAGAAGGACGGCACAAAAAATATTTTCCTGACATGCCTGTATACGACAAGTTCGAGCACAAGATGGAGATTGAGCTTGATGGGGTAAATTTATTATCATATATCGACTCGTATCATCCGGTTGAGAATGTTTTTCTCGAGTACAAAACAGGAAAAGCGCCGTGGTCATTAAAAAAAGTACAGAAACACGATCAACTAGCATTCTATGCACTCGGTTTATATAAACTAACCGGAAAGATGCCAGAATACTGTGATCTGATTTGGCTTGAAACTGCAGAGATAGATGAAAGTAAAATGAAAGGTCTTTATAATATTGAAAACGAAGGAATTTATTTTACCGGACGAATGGAAGTATATCGTAGAAATTTCGATATCCGAGAACTTGAACGTATCGAAGCTGAGATTATAAAATCAGCACAAGATATCAGTCAGGCTTACCAAAAACTTATTAATGAAATTTAATCTAAAAAATATATGGCAATCAAAAAAACAAAAATTGATTCAAAAGTTAAAGAAGTAATGGACCTGAAGGATGAAAATCGTCGATTACGACAGGCTCTTGAGCGACGTGATGAACAAATAAAATTATTTGAATCAAGAATTGAAACTCAAGAGCAATGGATCAGTTCGTTAGAACGAAAATCACGTATGAACGAATTTGAAACTAATCGGCTCGTGGATATTATCCGTTGGCAGATCAATCCAGAAACTGCAGTGGTTAATGATGACTGTAGAACAAACCATGACAGATTTTAAGAGGTTTGTATTATTTACTCTCCTTGCTATAGCAACTACTGTAATCCCTTTTGTTGCATATAATCAAATACACTACAAAGAAACAAGCATCGCGACCATCCAGTCGAAAGTGTATCGTCTCCAAAGGGATATGAACCTATCTAATTGGAGAATAGAGGTGGAAGCGAGAGACTTATCTGAGGTGGCAGTAGATTCGGTCGATGGGAGATGGGAGAGTCGTATCGTTGCACAAGTAGAAACAATACCGGAGTACTATATTGCGAAGATCTATGTAGATCCAACAAACTTAAAAGAGGTTGATAAACATGTGCTTATGCACGAAATGTATCATATCCACTTTTCTGAAATCCGAAATTATTTCTTAAACGATGTGGCGCTCACTCAATATCAGGTTAATAAATTACATTTTTATGAAGAAAGATTTGTGGAAAGTATCACCCGAGGAAGCGAAAAATAAGGTACTTATTGCCTTTGAATTCGCCCTTGTGATGACTGAAGTGGCTAAAAAAATGAATATAGAGGTAACAAAGGAGCTTGTAGAAATTGCTGAGGACATCCTCCTAAAAGAAATGGTTCTTGGAGATGCAACCTATTTTGCGAAAGAAATGCAAAATCTTGTTACTGCAGTATTCGGCACCTATGAAGAGTCAAAAAATATTGAGACAAAATAAAATTGCTGTCAATAGGTAAAATGTGCTAAAATAGGAGTATCAATCCTGTTTTGTGCCCATATCAGAAATGATATGGATATATTGTTTTGCTCGTAACACTTGTGTTATGGGCACAAGACAGGATTACACGGTCATGCGTTTCTCACTAGCACAAAGTGAACTACTATGAAACATATCTTAAATATATCAGTCCTACTCATTTTACTAGTAAGTTTATTTGCATTTCGAGTAGATGCTGAAGCACCTGACGACCAAAGGGAGATGACTGTTGAAGAAACAGTTGCTCATTATGCTTACATAAATAATGTCGATCAGAGACTTGTATTATCAATGATGAAGTGTGAAAGTGAAGGAAAACAGGGAGCTGTCGGTGACGGTACTCATGCTGTCGGTATTTTTCAATACTGGCCTGAGACCTGGAACAGACACAGTAATAAATATGGTAAAAAGCTCGATAGGAATTCATTCAAAGATCAAGCAGAACTTGCAACCTGGGCGGTAGCAAACGGTATGGGGCGCGAATGGACCAGTTATAGGGCAATTATGAACGGTGGTTCATACACTTTTTTCTATAAACTACAAAATAAAAAAATAACGGTATATTGTGATCTAATATAGTACGGTATAACCGTACAGCCTTCATAGCTCAATGGTAGAGCATTCGTTTGAAACACGAAGTACAGTGGTTCGATTCCATTTGATGGCACCTTGGGAGATTTATATGGTGGCTTCGGCGACTTATAGACCATACCCAGCATTCATCCACAGCAATGTGGATTTTTGTGTTGCATTGATGAGAATAAAAATGGTACAATTAAAGAAACTAGTTCTTATGTGTAAAAAAGATTTTACTCGTCATCACCGATTACCGCAATCTAAAGGTGGCACAGACTTACCGACTAATATTTCCATGGTACCGCGCAAAAAACACGAAGCATGGCATACACTATTTGAAAACAAAAGTGTAGAAGAAATAGTCGAATTACTAAACGATATATGGATTGATCCGTATTACAAAATTACCTACGAAAGACGGGAAGTAAAAGACCCGAAACAGTTACAAATGAAGTTTCACAAGGAACAAAAACATGTCATGAAGAACAAAGAAGAAATGACATTTTACAACCACTAACATCCTCCTAGGATAGAATCCCTAGCCTGTAGCGATACAGGTAGGAGGACAAAAACCACCCGTAATAAGGTGGTTTTCTTATAAACAAAAATCCCAAAAATAGGCAAAAGGGATTTCGTATCGCACCGAGAAGTAAGCTTAGGTGAGGAAAAAATAAAAAACTCCCTAAAAACCTCGCGGTCGTATATGTCCCAGAAATTTATGTTGTTAAGTGTAGCGAAAGTAATTTTGCCTACAAACTTATATTACACTTAAGATCTGGGATTAATAATATTATACCATTTGTAGTATCAAAATACTATTTAAAATACATAAATAATTCTAATATTTTTTGAAAAAATGATTTGTACACTACGTTCTCCTTTTTGCAAAGTTCCAACGCTTCTTTAGTATCATCTTTAATTTCAGGTTGTATTTCAACTGCCTTTTTAGCAAGGTTTGACAACCAATCATCTTTTAGGTGATTGCCGTAGCAAGTCTTATTTGCGAACTTTCTATGTGGGAAAATTTTATCAGGAGTAAGTGTAGGGTATTCTTTCAAAATAACGTCCTTGTAGAGCTTCATAAAGGCCTGTTCCTGTTCTTTTGTAGGATAGGTAGCATCAAAGTTACCTGAGAAACAAACACCGATTGATTTACTATTGTAATTCACAGTATGCGCACCAGATCGGTGCATCGGTCGCCCCTGCCAAATATCCCCATTCTTATGGATCACAAAAGTGTATCCAATACCGTCCCACCCTTTTCCATTCACGTGCCAGTCTTCGATCATAGCAGCCGTGTGATGTGATGTGTCCGCAAGAGGATCAGCATCAGTACCACCTGTGTGGTGACCAATAAGCATTTCAGGGAAATTAGTTCGTGGGAGATACTCCATTTTTATGAAGGTTTTTGTTTTATTGAGTTGCATACTTAGAATTGAATTACTGGTAAATTAGATTTCTTAGGTTTAACTTTAGATCCTACCTGAATCTCTCCTGGTTTTTTGTAAGGCTCATTTAAGAAGTCACTTAGTTTTTTCTCCCGGCGTGATTGTTTAACGGCTTTTTCAGGAGCGAAAACATCAGGGGTACTTTCTGCAGATACATTCGGTAAATTAGATTTCTTAGGAGAATAATTTGATGTACCATAATCTATAGTGTCAAGTTTTTTATTATATGGTTCATATTCAGAAAGTGTTTTAGGAATCTGTTTTGAAGCCTTATATTGTTCAAACTTTTTAGCTAGGTCTTTTGCTTTTTCAATTGCTGCTCTCTCGTCTGCTGCATTTTTAACATTTTTCAATGTAGTCTCACTTACCTGATCAAGGAGTTTTTTAACAGCGTCATCACTTTCAGCCTGTAATAGACTTCGATACCAAGTTGGTGTGATCTTACTCAAGTTAATTCTGTTCAACCATTTCGCTGCAGTCTCACCTGTTTCATTCGCAAGCACTCCAGTAATAATAGACATTGGCCCAAAACCTGTACCTACAATAGCTGTTGCACCTGCCAATTTACCGAAGAATCCAGGACTCATGAAGTCAGGAGCTTTAACTTTAGCAAGCGCGTCATACGCAATATTAAGAGCATATCGTTTACGCATTTCTGCATTCAATTGCTTAATATTTGTACCACCCAAGTCTGGAAGTGACTCAATTGATGAATCAACCATTCGAGCAAGACGGCTATATCCTTGAGCCTTATTAGTTCCACCTACCTCTGAAAGCGCACTATATGCGTGATCACGAAGTGCTTTTGATAGGTCAAACGCCTCTATTGGGGACATTTGTCCGCCATTTATAGCGCGTTGTACGAGTCCTGGATGTTTCACTGAAATAGGCTCACCACCAATTCGTAGATTGTCAAGTGAATTCATTACTTCACTTGTTTCAGTTCCTGCAGTTATCGGTGATTTTATTATTCCACGAGACGATCTAATGAGTTGTTCTTTTGCTTTTCCAAGCTCTTTTAAGATACCAGAAGTTCTCTCTTTAAGATTTTCTGTAGCAAATTTACCATTGTCCTGAAGTCCTGATAATCCCCCTTCTTTTGAAATTTCATCAGATAGGTTTTTAAGGAGATCATCTTTAGAAAGTGCATTATCTCCGTATTTCAATTCTTCATCAGCAATATTAAACGCTGCTTTTGCGAATTTATTTTCTGTAGCACTTCCTTGAGCAAGGCTTTTAACAGCTTTATAAATAGTGTTTTTTGTATCCTCTCCAGCTTGGTTTAAGCGCCCTTTCATGAAAGAATCACCTTCTTCAAGTCCTTTCTTAATTCCTGTCATTGCTTCTTCAGCAACCTTTGTTTTATTAGCAAGATTGTAGATACCTTTGAGTCCTTTTGTAACCAATGGAGTACCCACACCGAAAGCAATGTCGCGACCAATATTTTGATCCTGACCTCCAATAGCTCCACCTGCAATACCCTCAGCTGCACCACGAGCAAGACCTGGAGTAGCGCGTGCAACTTTCGCAAGTGTACCTACTCCTTCTGCTGCTTTTGCAACACCTGGGATTGCTTTTGCACCGTATTCAGCAGCTTTTCCAGCAAGACCTGCAGGTCCAACAGGTGCGAATAACATACCTACATCTGCTGCAGTAGCACCAATCTTTTGGAATGTTCCCTTACCTTTAGCGGCTTGAGTGAATTGCTGTGCTTTTTCTGATTCACTATTTAATAGAGAATTTTCACCAAACATCGCGTCCGGTGTTGCAACTTGTGCAAGACCTACACCAGTTCGAATAACTGATTTACCAATTCCGGTTCCAATATCTTGTACAGCATTACCAATATTACCTAGTGTTTCTCCAAGTGTACGTCTACCATCTCTTCCACTTCCTTCACCTTTCTTAACATTACGACTTGTAGCTTCTTCATTTTGTTCCCATCGGTTTATAAGTCCTTTAGGTTCAGATGGTTCAAATTCAGTATCTAATTCATCAAAACTATAACTTTGTGGATCTGAAATTCCTGCTTTTCTAAAAATCTCTTGTGTCCGTTGGTCCATTCTATATGACTGAGAATCAGGAAAACCACCACTTTGTGGTGTTGAAATTCCTGCCTTTTTTAATATTTGCTGTGTTCGTGGATCCATATATTTATGATAGGAATTTATTCACATATTGAGCACCTGATGTACCAAGTACGTCTTTTTTATTAGCACCGGTTGATCGAGGTCCTCCTGTAAACCAAACTGAGGCAACATCAGCCCAATTACCATTACCTTTTGTTTTATCATTATAAATTTGCATCATTTTACCTGCTACGATTTTATCCTGTAATGCTGGATTATTATAGAATTCAGTAGGAGTTACTGATCTTCCTAATACTTCTTTAGACCAAGGTCCAATGTTTCCTTGCATCACTTGATATTTACCAATTGCTCGTTGCCCATAATACTGACTTTTTGGGTTAGTAATTTTTGGTCCAACGGCTTTATATCCACCACTTCCATCACTCTCATTTCGAGCGATTCGTCTCATCGCATCTTGTAATGAGCTTACATTTGAGGCTGATTTTGTGCCGCCTCCAACTGATTTAAAATTTCCAGTAGCATAATTATATTCATCCTGGGTGATTTTACCACTTGAAAGAGCTTGCTGTAATTGAGTTTTAATTTCTGGTGATAAACCTGATGAACCTGATGAACCTGATGACCCGCCCATATTGTCTAAACCTCCAGAATAATCAAAAGTAACATTCTCAGGATTCATTCCCTGACGAGCTGCGAGACCTTCGTATTGCTTTTTAAGACTTTCATAGTTTCCAGCATAAGAATTAAATAATTCTTTAGTAGCTCCTTGAATTGCCTCAATAGCATCTTTAGAAAGTACCCCTGTACCATTCATTGCATGTTGAATTTCTTTAGAGATTTGGTTCAACTTAGACTGAGAATACTTTTTAGTAATAGCAAATTCTGATTCACGTACTACAGATGTAGGGTCAAGGAATTTTGCATATTTAGTAATCAACGCTTGATGTTGTGCTGGGTTCTTAGAGACTGAGCTAATAGATCCGATCATTTGATATGCTTGTTTCGCAGCATTATATTCTTTAACAATAGGACTATTATTAAACGCTGTAAGAAGTGCTCGTTCGTTATCAATCATTTGATTTGAATTAGAGCTTGAGTTTGAAGCAGCTTTGTCAGCAGTTGCAATACGAGCCTGAATATCAGTAATTGCCGGATCCATTGATTTAGCAAGACCTCCTTCAATACCTTTCAATTGATCGTAAGTAAATGGAATATTAGAACCAACCCCTAGATTATAAGGATCAATCATTCCTGTAGCGATTGCGTTACGTAACTTATTTAAGTTAATACCTGAAGCACGCAATTCTTCAGCAGTCGGAACATTTCCAGTATTGTAATCACTCATCCAATCTTCAGCATATGCGTCGATAGCATTAGGATTAGTAGATCGTGAATTGTCGTATGCGCCTGAATATGTACCAGTGCCAGAATCATCTCCTCCAGCATAACTACTTGAATCCCATTCATCAAACTCACCTGTTCCAGTGTCTCCACCTAGCATTTGGTCACCGTAAGGAATTTCTTGCTGTTGACCATTACCACCAAAGAATGATGAAAAATCATCAGGTGGGTTAACGCCCTGTATCATACCTAAATCCATAAACAACGGATTAGTTGATTTTATGAGCGACTGATTTTGTTTAGGAGTTACATATGGTTGCACCATCGAAGTCCCCAACGGGAGTCGTTGAGGTGTAGTTCCTGTGTAATTAGGATTAGCAGGATTTGCAGGCTGATTAACCCACTGTTGTGAGTTAGACATGTTTTGAGTTTTTGCCTTATTGATCAAGTTAAGAGTGTATTGAACTGGGTCTACAATATTACCAGCTTTATTATCTTTCTTGATATCTCGACGAGCAGATCCACCAAATGTAATGCCCAGACCTAAATTACCCGCAGTTTTTTTAACTGTTTGTACCGGGGCTTTGACAGTATTGATACCTAAGTTTTTGAATAAACTATCAGTATCTGATTGATTAGGATTGAATCCGTAGTTGTTTGAACCAGATGATCCAAGCATACCAGACAAGCCCGTGAAGTTTTTATTTGATCCAAACATATATTTATGGGAGTTGAGTATTCAACGGGTTAGTCGTTCTATTATTCGTATAATAGCCTAATTTATCAGCAGTTCGTAGAGCTGATTCGTATTTCTTCTTTCGTGGTTGTGTTCCGTAATACCCACTGTTAGCTGAATATACTGATGATAAACCTCCAGAAGAAACGTTGTCACGAGCTTTATTAGCGTCGTACACATTACCTGTACTTAATTTAAAGTAATTATTTAATGATCGTGTAGGATCTGCTCCAAATTTATAGTTGTAATCTCGAGCAGCATCTGATATTGCACTTGAGTATTTGTCTCTTTGAGCTGCCTGATCTGCTTCGTATTTACTTTGAAGTTGGTTCTGATCTTGTGCGCGACTTGTAGAGAATAGTACTCCATTTTTTGCAGCACTTGTATCAAGTTGTCCTTTATCATTTTGGAAACCTGCTTGAGCACCACTAAGATATCTATCGTAGTCTCGTTGTGCAAGTCCTAATTGAGATTCAATATCTCCAGTTGCTTTTCGTTGCTCTTCTTCATAAGCCGGAGCAAGTTCGCGCTCCGAAGCATTAAACATAGATTGAACCATGTTTGCATCATAAGGACGCCCGTATGCGTCAGTAATCCCGTTAAAATCATTATTGATCATTCTGTTAAGAATATCAGAAGCTATAGGATCATTTGCAACAGCATTCGCGACATTCGGGTCGGATAATGTGTTATGGAGGTTGTCGTTTGTCGTTTGACGTGAATTTATCGCACCCCAAGTTTGAGGCCCAACAATACCATCAACTTTGAGACCATTACTGGTCTGGAATTGAAGTACACCATTCATTGTTTTCGGACCGTAGATTCCATCAATAGCCCCGGAATAAAGGCCGTTGTTTTTTAGAAATGATTGAAGTTGCTTTACATCATCACCTCGTGAACCTGTTTTTAATAGTGTTGCCATAAGTATATTATAACATTTAATTTAATAATAATAAAGTTTTAAGCAGGATAGAATGTTAAAATAAACATAAATGCAGTATTCACTGAAACTTCAGGGGTAACACTACTTCTAATTCCTGAAACAGTTACTGTTCCACCCGCACCACCGACTACTGGAAATGAGCTTGAAACGTAATTTGTTTGCTGCCAATCGACTAGTGTGTTGTTGACAGTCCGCAAAGTAATTTGATAACGATAGTGACCATCAAGTGGTGCACATACTAACTTATAAGTAGTGTTACCTAAACCGTGGGTTAGAATATAAACTCCAGTACCGAATAATGATGAACTCCACCCTGTAGGTAAATCTGTTGATGTACCATCTGCGTTAATTATTCCTGTGTATACAATAGGTTGAGGAACACCTCCGTAAGTAAAATGGTTGTTTACTTCTAATTCATCTACTTCTGTATTTATAAATACAGCATTATCTGCCTCGATTCCATCTTTACCTATTGTAACTACTACATCTCCATCATTGTACGCATAGAGATGATCATCAGGATTTAATTCCACTCGATCATTACTCCCTGAAGTTTGAAGGAGAACACCCTGAACTGGTTGACTTCCTGGGTTTAAACCATCTGCCGGTATAGCTGTCCCTGGGTTTGCATTAGAACTTTGAGAACCTGCAATATCTTGATACGCGGATGTGTTGACATCAGAGGTATTGAAGTCTGAGGTATCTCTATAAATATATCTATTGAACCCATTGTCTGATAGTGATGGCATATTAGTTGTACTCAGCACCCTGTTCGATCATGGTATCTATTTCGATCCCATCAAACACGATCTGTGTCCCTTTAGTAAATCCGCTCAACCGTAATCGGATTCTATTAAAATCTTCACTCTGGAAGTTTGGGAAAATTGTTGAGTATTTCTCATCAAGTGTTCCAATATCACCCCATTCATTTGGTGCATCCTTGTCAGTCTGGAATTGGAACTTAGTACCTGATCCATTCTGATGATTCACCATAATTCCACTTAATTGTTTTTTCATGCTCCACATTTCAGTAATAGACATCCATCTCGTTATTACTTCAAAATAGAAATCGTTACCATTATCTGTCGTACCACTATCTTGTTGCATTACTAATCCTGTTGAATCTCCTACTATTTGAGCGATTATGTTACCGCTGTCATAAGTAATCATTGCTGTTGGGTTTATTCCTACAAGATCGTATGCTGTCCAAACTTGGGTTGAGATTGTATACCGCAACTGACAATTAGAATAAGCTACTCCGTCAACTGTTACTGGACCAACTGACCATGTCACATTATCTTTACCATCATATGCTCCTGTAACATTTTCATAGTAAGTTCTCGGTATTGCGTTGACAAATGCCTTGATACGACGTGAAATTTCTTGTGGTTGTCCATCATATCGGAACCAATAGAAACCTGATGAGTGATGGAAATAGAGACCATTTTTAGCTTCAACAATTGATTCTTGTGAGAATGTTCCAACGTTGTATGCAGGGTATGGATCTACTGAAGTTGCTCCGTACACACGGTAAATATGGTTCTGCTTGAACACTAAAAGAGCACGAGGAACTCGATACAGTCCTGTGAAAGATTCACCATCTTGAGGGGAAAGTTTTTCAATATAATCAGTTCCTCCTGTAATAGTTCCTCCTAGAGATACGATGTCAGAATAATAAAGACGATCCAAAGTAGCATTTGCAACCCAGACACGACCTTCAAAACCTGCTTGTACAAAATCCCCTTTTGGGAGAGATGCAACGTTTGTTGATCCATATGTTGTACCATTATAAGTTTGAATAACGTCACCTGCAGATCCGTTTACCGTATAAGTAAGATTTAAGAATTGTGAGTAACGAGCTTTTAATACTGAACTAGTTAGTGTTCGAACATCGGTCCATGTAGTACCGTTCCATGAGTATATTTTACTACCGACTTGAGCAAGGAGTTTTCGATTTGTTGTTGCATTTTCTGCAAACTTACCCAATGAAAGAATAGACCCAGCAAGAGATGTTGCATATTGAGCATTCCCTGGGCGTGTTGTAATTGCACCAATACGATCAAATACAACGTTAATAGCAGTCGCTACCGACTGTTCTGGTGCAATAGTGTCGTTCATCTGAAGTGATTGTATAAGACCTTCTACTGGATATGGGATTTTTAAGTCTTTTCTTGTTTTTGCCATATAAATGAGGTTAGTCCTCAATACTCACCACCATATAGATGATGAGAATGAAAACTAAGCTGTTGCTCGTTTTACAACGTAAGCAATAACTGCGTCGTTCCCTGGGTCTGCTGAGAAAGTTACAGTGATTGCATCTGTTCCAGCCACTGCTGAGACAATTGAAACAGTGTTAGTTCCTGAATCGTATAATGATACAATAACCTTATCTGTTCCGACAACTCCTGGAACTGAGATAACTTCTGCTGCTGCTCCACCTACTGTTGTGAAACTATCATCTAGGAACATGTCCATGAAGTTAGCTTTTATGCCTGTAGCAAGCATTGCTTTTTCAACAACACCAGATCCGATAGTTGCAACTCCTGTGTTTGAGATTGTAACATCTCCTGAAAGAGTAACTGCTGTTGCTACATCTGAACTATTTCCTACCCATACGTCTCCATCTGTAAGAGCTGGAAGACCTCCTGTAGAAGTATCGAACTCTACCCATGAAGGTGTTGCGACAGTTCCTGCATTCTTATAAACAATAGCAGAATCGTCTCGTTGTAAGATACAACTAATTCCGAATACATCTGCGTAAATAGTAGGAGGTACTCCTGTAATTACACCTTCCATAACCAATTGGTTACCAATATTTGAAGGATCTTGAATCGCATTAAAAACGCGAAGTGTTGGGATTTGTGAAAATCGTGGGTCCATATAAGTAAATTTATTAACTAGCTAGTAATAATAATTTGATCCTGTCCTGAATAGAGATTATTGAACACTGCTGTTATATTCTCTTGAAACTTCACTAAGTCAGGATCAGACTGAGGAAGAGTAATATCTTTACGATATTTGATCGCCCAACGTAAGTAAGGCTTATAAGACTCTCTATAATGTTCAGGTATTTCAGCATAGAGGTCAGTTATCGGTTCCATCTTCTTGTAATAGTCAATGTAGCAGTTATTCGCTTGCATATTATCTGGAATGATGGAACTGAACCATATTTTATTGTCGAACACTGTGTACCAGACGGGTTGATTCATACTGGCCCGGGACCATATCTGAGTACCCGCTGGGATCGCCCTCGTTACTCCAGTAACGCCCAGCAGCTGATTTGTAGTGTAGTCGATAGAAGTATATTCTATTTGCATTACTACTTGATCAAAATCTGTTGTTGCGACTGAAGCCGTCCCACCTTGGGGAGCGAAGTCCCCAACACTATTAAGAGTTATTGTTGTTGCTGCAATAGCAGCGTCTACTTGAGAAATACCTCCTGTTGAATAGTATGCAACTTGATTCCATGTGCGCTTGTCACAGTATCTCATGTTATAAGGAACAAGGATGTTGTTAGTAAGAAATCGAGCTGCAAGCAATGACTGATCAGTATGTTCAAAGTCAATATCATCAGGAAGATTTATGTAGTTTGATCCTGCAAGAACTTTAATCGGTTTATTGAACTCTTGTTGCCAAGGTTGTCGTATTCCATACAGTTTCGATTGCATGAATGATCTACCATCATTTAGTGCTGTGAGTAAGAATTGAGAAGTAATTTGAGTATCATTTTCTTTAATTCCAAACAGTGCCCGTACAGATTCAAACATATAACCAGGTGATGTTAGGGGGTATGATAGAACACTGATAGGTCCTGAATAATCTGAAGTAGTAGAATCAAGTGAATTTTTCCATCTTACTTTGTAATACTCAGAAGTTGTCCCTGCTGTGTCATATATTACTGTATTTACATTAGTAACATTTAGCGTGATGTCAGAACCTACTTGTGCATATACACCATCTATTGTTGCGGACTTGAATATCTGTAATTTATCCCATTTAATCTCCTGAATTGCCTCACCTCGAGCATGATTCTGCACTGTTGCAGATGTTGTGAATGCTGTTGCTGAGTGGGCAGTTGAAGTTACAATTTCTGCATTTTCATTCCCTAAGGATCCTAGCAATAAGAGTATCGTAGAACCTGAAGTAAAATCGCTCGTATTATCTGCACCAATACTTGTAACACCAGACAGGAATACATTATTCGTATATGTTGCAACACGAACATCCAACCTGTTCTGGATGGTGAGCGTATTTCCTATATTATGTTTTATAAGTAATGAAGGGTACATATAATTATCTTAACTCAGTGATAGTAATTTGGTTACCTTCGACTCCTCCAGTAACACCAATTGTTCCAGTGTTTACAGCTACATCAAATTCGATCGTGTCACCAGATGTTAGTTGAACTGTAGAAACAAGTTTTAATCTTCGTTTCCAGAAATCAGACGCACCTTCTGTACCGTCATATCGAACTGAATCTTGGTCTATTCCAGTTGATCCGTTCTTGATGATCTGAGCACTTGCAATTGATGGATCAGCAGAATGACTTTCTATTGAGAAACTTCCTGTTACTAAGTAGTAACCTGTTCGTGGCGCTGTAAAGATACCAGTCGTATTGTCGTATGATGAAGTTGTATCAAATACTTCTGTGTTAGCTATGAAAGGTGTTCCCCCAGATCCAAGTGATGATTGATATGCTTTTACAAGGCATAATGTAGGAAGTGCATCCTGCTTTCCGTTGAAAGTATTCCAGTCTGCTGCAGTGAGTGTTCCTTCAGTAGTTGTATTTGCAGTTCTTACGATAGGATTAAACGGATCAGTGTTATTAACTCCGTTCCCACTAACTGATTGAACACCAAGTGGAGTTCCTCCTGATACCTGCACGATTACAGTCATACCTGGATTTCCAGGTGCGGATGCGCCACCCATTGATACTGCTCCAGTAGCTGTTAATGATATTGATCCTTTAATAGAAAAGTTATCATTAGCTGCATAAGATTCATTTACTGAGATTGAGAAGAATCCAGTTGCACCTGCCGATACAATCACATTAGCTGCTGTATCTACGCCATTTTTTCGAACTGTATATGTACAGTCTTCATTACATGAGTTTGCAGAGATATAGAGATAAATATCTTTAACTATCACATTTTCATGAAATGGACTTAGCACATTTGCTTCAACCGTATTATTGTTTGCACTTCCGAGTAACCCAGCATATGTAGTGCGTGTACTCGCCTGTGTTACTAATGCTGAAATTGAATATACACGAGTATCAGCCCCTGCTCCAGGCGTTGCGGTCAACGGGTTACCAGGCGTACCGTCTCCGGTTACTGTAACTCCATCAACTGCAATTTGAACGATTGGGTTTGCTGGGTCGGTATTATCTGTATCAAGACCTGTTACTGATTGAACTCCCGCAGAAAGATCGGCTGACCAATATGTGTCAGTCCCATCAGTATGAAGGACTTCACCAACATGACCTGTTTGATCAGGTAATAAATTATTCAATGCGTCATTTGCATTATCTGCTCCTGTTCCACCATGATCAATACCAAGTACACCTGTAATATCTGAAGCATCTACCTCATCCCAAAGAACGTCAGTCTCAGTGGCGTTTACTTTAAGGAATTTTCCTGTATTACCTACAAAGTTAGGATATTCGGTTCGTGTTGACATATGTGATAGGTAAAGGATTTGTTACTTGTAATCCTTTATGAGAAACCCGATTGATCGGATTCCTTAAAAAGACTATTCAGCTTTTGCAGTTTCTGCCGCCTCTGTATCTTTCGGAACTTCAGCAACTTTTTCAAGAATTGCAACTGCCTGAGCAATCATTGCCGCTTCTTGTAATTTAAGTTTTCCACTTGCTTGAGCAACATGAGCTGCTTGAATTAAGATATTGATAGCTTGTTCTTTATTAAACATAATTATTTTTATTATTAACTAGTAATCGGAACAATTATATTATAACACTTTTTCTGGATCTTTACCACGACTTTCTGCTACAAAGTTTGCTAATGTTTCTCGATTAAGCACTTTCTGTGGAATCTTATATCCAATCTTTCCGAAGTTTTCTATGATTGATAAGAACTCATGCATTGCGAGGTATCCTGCAACAATTTGAGGTAGGAATAGCATAGTTGTTCCTATGGCTGTTTGTGCAATTGATGCTGCTGCAATAATCATTGGGAAGAATATTAACTTTATTACAGAGTCAAAAAATCTTTTTGATGATATTACCTGTTTTTGTTTATATGATCCAACAAGCCCTGTTAAAGTATCAATAATAATAAGTAATACTACCGCAAATACAATTGAGAATCCGATAGTGCCAAATGAAAAATGTAACAAAAGTATTCCTATGGCCCCTAAACATTTACTCCAAAATCCATTTGCGAGAGCAGAGCACGTTCCCATTGTATATTCAAATATTTGATCTACTTTTCTCATACATTAGTTAATTTGAGTTACTTGGAATATTGAGTTAGCCAGTACGACCGATGGTGTAGCTGCTGCTACGTTCTGACCAAATGTTACTCGCATTACTCCACTTGCAGTACATACGAATGTACCTCTAATGGTGATTGTCGCTGAGGTTACTGCTGTTACTGCACCAACTGCTATGTTACTTGCTGCAGCTCGTGTTGATACTGGAGCAACACCGTTCTGAACAGTATCACCTTGATACGCTATGGTTCCAGTAGCTCCTCCTGCGAGCGTTATAGCTGCTTTTACTCCACCAGTGTTTGCTGATGTTGTCAAAAGTGTCGCTGTGAATTGATATGTTTTACCACTCGTTACATTCGCTGTCATTCCAGGTACTAGTGTTAGAACAACACTGTTTGTTCTACTTAGTTTACTGGTGTTACGCAAAAACTGGAATTGTGATACTGCTGCACCCCATGATAAGTTACCCGCACCATCGTTGTTCAAAACTCCGAGTACGTTGGTCGATGGCATTGTATAATTTAACCCTCGCATATTAAGTTGTGTATATGCTGGAGCAATCAATAATTGATTTACAGCAGTATTAGTTGCACCTGTACCAATAGCGATCGAGTTTTTGAAACCTCCAGTCGATGTGTTATCTCCGATCAAGATTGATGTCCCTGAAACCGTGTTATCTACAAAATCGTTCCGCCCTGCGTTTGTACCGATAAATATAGAGTTTGCAGCGGTTGTAGAGTTCTGACCTGCTTGTTCTCCGATGAATGTTGAGTAGAAAGCGTTAGTTGCATTTTGTCCTGCACTTACTCCGAAGAAGTTTGAATGCTGAGCATTAGTTGCGTTTCCTCCTGAAGCATTACCTACAAAGATTGAACTAACAGCACCTGTTGAACCTGATCCAGAGTCTCGTCCTATCATTACTGATCCACTTGCTGCTGTTGCGTTAAATCCAGCACCGGTTCCCAAGAATGTTGAACTCTGTGCAAATGTTGCAAGATATCCAGATTGTGTTCCTAAGAATACTGATTGGAATGCGTTAGTTGCAACATTTCCTGCATCAGTACCGATGAATGTTGAATCATTTGAATTTGTTGCATCTTTACCAGCATTGTGCCCAATAAAGTTTGAATTGTTTGCATTTGTAGCATTTCGTCCTGCGTCTCGTCCGAAGAAGTTTGAGTATGAGGCGTTAGTTGCACCAAATCCTGCAGCTGCTCCGAACATGTTTGAGTAGTCTCCAGCTGATGCACCATTTCCTGCGTTTGCTCCAAAGAAGTTTGAAGCAATGGCATTGATGGCTTGGAAACCTGCTCCTCGTCCGAACCAGTTTACATCATATACTGTACCTGTAGCACCGTTACCTGCATCTGGACCCATGATATTTGAGTTTCGAGCAAGTGTTGCTCCTTGTGCAGCTCGTACTCCGAAGATATTATTTCCTCCAGTCGCACTACCTGTACCTGTACCTGAAAGTGCTGATGAATATAATGTTGATCCGTAGATTTCTGAAACTGGACTCACAAATGAAGTATCAAGTGAAAATGTTGTACCAGTGAGTAGTAATCCTGCTCCTGCAAAATACTGAATAGGGAGTGAGATTCGTGACCAGATAATCTGGTTAAATCCAGGTGTGATAGGGTCATTAGTAAGTACTGCAAATTGTGAAGCATAGTTTCCAACCGATCCTGGCGGTGCATAAGGCGTTCCCTCAAGTACCAATGTTGCTGATCCTTGTCCGATAGTAGACGTTGAGTTGAAATCGTCAGCACGAGTAAGAATAAAATCAGTACTCACAGAACCTATATCAGTAACAACATAGATACCGTTTTCAATAGGGTCAACCTGATCTTTGATCAAAAGTCGATCCCCAACCTGTGGTGCATAACTGTCAATTTCATCAATTAAACCATTAGCATTGGCTGTAAGAGTAGCCCCAATACCATCGTTCGCAGGACCATTGTAATAAGTTACAGGAGAAAGAGGTACTGTTGTCGCAGCGTTTACTGAATGTTTGAATTTGAACCCAAGTGCGATTGCATCTGCATAATCTTTAGTAACGAACTGATTTGAGTTCAATGGAAGAAGTGACCCTGCCTTAGTAGGAAAATCTGTGAAATTTTTGATTCCATCAATGTTTTCATTCCCAGTAAGACCTACCCAAAGACCAGTGTTAGCTAATACTGAGTTTGTTGCGAACCATGATGGGTCAACTCCTAATAAGGACGACAAAGTACCGTCACCGATAAGTGTTTCGTCGTGCGCTACAGATGACAATGCACCTGATGATGATTTTGATGAAAAATATGACATATGTTTATGCAGTCTTTGCGAGACTGATAGGAAAGACCATTTCTGATCTGCCCTACAGACTAACAATTAGTGAAAATCTTGCCATGCACTACCATCATATCCTTCAAATTTTGAAGTGGTGGTGTTGTAACGAATCATACCTTGCGATACTGATCGTTCCCCTGTTGTACCTACCGGTACTTGAATTCCTCCTGTACCGTTAACAACAACTGTGTTTATTGGTGAAGCAGTAGAACCAATCATAAATTGATTAGTTGCGGTATTTATTGCCTGAGCACCAATTGCAATACTATTAGAGTATCCACCCGTATTAGTGTTAGGACCCATGAGAATTGACCAGCCATCAGTGCTGTAGTTGTCGACAGTGTCATTATTTCCAGCTTGGTTTCCGATGAATATGGAGTTCGAAGCGTTGATAGCACCAGTCCCTGCCCCACTTCCAAAGAAGTTTGAAAGAGCTGCATTGGTTGCATATTGTCCTGCACCGTTTCCAAGGAAGTTTGAATCGCTTGCATCAGTTGCATTATTTCCTGCACCAGGACCAAAGAAGTTTGAGTTGGATGCATTAGTTGCACTATCACCTGCCTGCTGACCAAGGAAGTTTGAATTAAATGCCTTAGTTGCAGTTGCCCCTGCACCCCGTCCTGCAAGATTCCCATACACAAACATATCATCTGCTAATGCTTCAGCTCCATCACCAAGTGCAATGGAACCTACTCCTGTGGCAATTGGTGTAGTTGTTGGAGCTGCTGCATTTTCTGCATACCATTGGGGACCACCGTCTACATCTTGCCAAGAGATTTTACCTGAACCATCTGTTACGAGGATTTGATTAGCATCTCCATCTTCCGATGGGAAGAAATAAGCACTGTCATTTCCACTTATAGTCGATACAATACCAAATGATTTATTTAATCCACCAAGAGATGTTGCATCAAAAATACCTGCAAATACATTACTTGAATCAGATGTAGAAAGCATTCCAGAACCTGTAAAACCTTGACCAATATCCTGTAAGGTAACAATACCTGTTGTAACTTCTTCTAAAATAGTATTTGGTGCTGATGAAATAATTCCAGCAACCTTTGTTGGTGCCATTGCATTATCAACTATTATATTCCACTGTTCAAAACCTGATGTAGCATTTATGGCATATTCTGTTGGACTTGTTACCGAAGTGATAGAGCCAGGTGTCTGTACAAATTCTGTATTTAAACTAATAACTGATTCAGAAGCAGAGAATGTAGGGTTCGCTAATAAAAAATTGATAGGCGCAATAGCATTAGACGTAACACCAAACACTGATTCTGAACCATAAGGTGAACCAGTTATTCCAGAATAAAATTGGAATATCCCACTAACCATACCAGTTTCTTGATGAATAAGTGTTGCCGAACCAGTAATCGTCGTAGTGTATGTCCACTCCCAATAATCTCCAACCGTATGACCAGTAGAAGCAAAAGTCTGTGCATTAATACCGTTAATGTAAAAGCCGTTTATTACTGGTACAGTGGTTGAAGATGGTGTGTCAGTTGTTAAAAGAGCAATGTCAGATATCGTACCAAAAATGTTTCTATTTCCTGTTGCTCCACTTGTTACACCTATAATAGAATCACCACCACTAAATGTACCAGATATAGTCTCTATACTTATCTGGGTACTGTCATCACTAACATAAATAATCGTTCCGACAGCTCCACTGGTTAAATCATTTACTGTTTCACCAAGGAGGAAAATGCCTGATAATGCTGTTGGGCTAAAAACAAATGCATTAACGTGAGTAATTTCAAAATGATACGCGTTAGGAGACACAATACCAAGATAAGGGTCTCCAAGGAAGTTTAAATCATCAAGTCCTGTTCCTGTAAAAGTCACAGGAGTAACGCTACTATTCTGAAAGTTTACTGTTTCACCATCTGTAAATGCTCCATAGTTATCCATTAAAGCAACGTCAGATGTTGTTACAGTAATTCCGTCCACAAATGATGAGTCAAATGTACGAGAGATATTTGTTACTTTTGTGATCGGGTCACGAGTAGCTAGAGCATCCGCACCAAAAACTCCTCCATTGTTATACTGGAATCCGTTTAATGGTGATGCTGGTTCTCCTGATCCACCTCCTGGTTTTGATGATAGATATGACATAATTGTTAATTATTTTTTCAGAATATTATCAATAGTTTTTTTAAATAATTCTCGTCCTTTTTTGACATCTTCTTGAGACATCTCTTTCTTTTGATGTATAATTTTATTCACATCACGCACAGCTTTTTTATTTTCTTCAACAACTTTTGGTTGTTCTTTAAGGGCTTTTCGAAGGTCTGAAATCATAATATTTACCTGAGTGATATTTTCAGAGTTTACAGTTACAACCTTGTGAACTGTTTCAGTTAGTTGATTGATCTGCCATGTTACTCTTTCATATACCGGAACTAAACTATTAAGACTTGTTTCAATCTGATCAAGTTCTTTTCGTTTAGTTTCAATTTGATTTTCAAGACCAGCAAGAACAAGTTGTTGTTCTGTTTTTTTCTGAACAAATCCTGCAAGTTCTTGAGAGATTAATTTTCCACGCTCTTCCTCATATTCTTCCATTGCTTCTAGGTTACCTTTTTTGCGTTCTATAGCTAAAGTAACTACGGTATTGGCATCTCTAAGATCGGCACAATCCTTGAGAAGTGACTCTTTTTGTTGTCTTAGAGGTACAAGAATAGCCGTGATAGCATCACGCTCTTCTGCCCAACCTTTCATTGAATTGATTTGATCTTCAGTCATATTAGTAGCGACGTGAATAAACGATACTTCCTGTAAATTGAACTGCTCCTGATAGATTTAAAATAAAATCTTCACCAGGTCGGCATTTAAATCGAGGTACACCGTCATCACCAGGGATGTCATCAAGAGTTAACCCTTGTGAATCTGACAATGTAAATTCAGCTAGTGGCCGTACTCCAGCGAGTACTTCCATGTTTACTGTTCCTTCGGCGTCTCCGATCAACTCATGAACATAAATCCATGAATCTGGTTCACCAGTAACAATCACGTTGTCACCAGCGCTTACGATTGAGACTACTTCACTTATTTTTCCCTCATGTACATCTGTTAACATAAAATTATAGCGGATAGATTAGCCTACCCAATAACGAACCCGAATTTCTTCGGACGCGCTATGGAAAGGTTACAATTATGATGTAACTCCGTCTCCTGCACTTGCCATCCAAGTTTGCATGTTAGATCCACCCATGATTGCCACTGAGTTGAAGTTAGATACAAAGTCTTGGTTACCTGGTGCATCGTAGAATACAGGTTCAGCTTTTGAAGCCATAGCTTCAATGTACTGGAATCCGTAATCTTCGTTTTTCATGTTTCGGTCAGTCAAGAACCACATAGTTCCTGTCAAACCTAGACCTTGCCATGGAGCAAGTTCAACAATTTCAAATGTTTCAGTCGCAGGAGCGTTGTTAAAGATGTTTGTCTGGTTAGGAGCAATACCTTTATCAATAGTAGCTTTAATAGACTTAGCAAGTTGAGCAGTGTTTGAACCTTTTCGGCAGATAAGAGTGTTGAAATCAATCATCATTGGGTTACCACGTCCGTCTTTGATCAATGATCCTTGACGTCGAGCAGCAAGCAATGCTGAGTATGAGAACACTGGTGAAGGTGTAAGACCATCAACGATAACGTTTGACCATACAGCCCCTCCATCTTCTCGTGGGTGAGCAACGTCCCAGTATGAAACGTTGTCAGCACCAAGAGTTGAAACAAGAGTAGGAGTTCCTACAACGTTCAACGGTGTCCAAACAAAAGATGTTCCCCAACCATTAGCAAGTAATGATTGACCAAGATAACTTTTAGATTGTTCAATAGCTTTCAAACCGTCGATAACTTTCTTTTTAACTTCAGCTTTGATTTTCGCAGCTGGTGAGTCAAATAAGAAGTAGTTAGATAGGTAAGAAATACGAACTTTCTTACTGAACAATACTTGAGCATAATTCTTTGTGAACCCTTGAATCGGCGCATCTGAAGCAGCAATTGCTCCATCTGGGATGATTTCAGCCATTCCAAGACCTGTAATACCAGTATCTGTATAGATACGTTCATTATGTTCGATCTTGTTCATGTATTTCAAATATTCTTTGAATTCATCAGTAGACACACGTGGAATGATGTGTTTCATTACGTTGTTTACGATTGTTGCGTAACCATTTAGATATCCATCCATATAATTTTCTTAAAATAGAATTAATAATTTAGTATTAAACGAATCGAACGATAATTTTCTTATCAGCTGCGGCTCCGTAAACACCCATTTGTTCGACCACTCCGTTCGCGTCATCAGTACCAGTGTTGTTTACTGTCAAAGAGTCAGTAAGCACCATTCGTTGGTTAGTATGCGCTGTGTTAGAGTTGTTAGTACAATCTGCAATGTAAGTATCATTTTCAAAGATTTGATTGATACCTAATTGAGTCAAAGCGTCTCCAGCAGAAATTGATTCTGTTGAAACACCTTTAATTTCTGATCGAGCAGCTGAAGAAGTAGCTGGAGCTGAAAGCCCTGAAGCTGCTTTTACAATTACTTGTTCTTCTGTGATTACTGTTCCAGATGCTTTGTCAGCCACAATTCGTGACCGTGAAGGACCTGCAACTACGTTTAGTTTAAATGACATATAAAAAAGCGATATATCGTTATGATACACCGCTCTTTCGTTCATTTAATCAAGTATAAGTTCACGAGCTCTGTCTTCAGAAATTCCCGCAGCTTTCATTTCGTCAACGGACTTTTGTTGATCTGGTGTTAAACCATTTCGAACAATAGTACCGCCTGGAAATTGCATTGCGTTAACTTTATTTTGGACATTAGCTCCTTTAAGCACTCTCTCTTCAATAGATTGAGTAGGCTTAAACATAGCACTTCTTGCAAGTTCTAACACCTGAGCTATTTGAGTTCCTGTTTTTCCATCTATTTTGTAGTTGGAATCGAAGAAATCGACGAAAACGTCTCGAACATTTTGGTCTGAAAACTCTGGATGTTTAGAAAAGAAAGAATCTATAATAAACTTATTTTCAGTCTGTATTTGTTTTTCAGCTAGAATTTCATCTAACTCATCAACACTTACAAACTTCCTTTGACTGCCGTCATCCGGCTGAACACTTGAGGGTGCATCATCACGATCTTGTGAAAATTGCGACCTATTGCTGTTAATTAAATGACCAAATTCCTCCCTGAATTTCTTTAGTTCTTTTTGAACTTCAGATTTTTCATCCTCAGTTGCTGCAGATTCACGCTTTTTCAGCATTTCAGAAATCTGTAATCGTACAGCATATGATTCTTCTGATTCAAGTGGTCCCTTTACAGGGATACGTAAATCATAAGCAGGAGTTTTTTCGTCAGTTTGAGCCTCTTGCGAAGGAGTTTCTACGGCAGTCTTAGAAACATCTGTACTCTCAGGAATTTCTTCCTTTATTTCTACAGTTTTAGATGGAACGCCATCCTCGTGTTCAGCCTTTTGTTCTGGAGAACCAGCACCTGCAATCGTGTCATTGATTAGCTTATCCAACTCTAGGTCGGAATCATCATCAACAATCACATCTTGCGCTTTTTGTTCTTCATTTTCCATGTAGTACATCCACTATCGCGGGATGAAACGATCTACATACTAGTATTATACGACCTTTTAAAAATTAATGCAAGTAATTAGCGATCATGATATTTAATCATTGACACTATTTTTTTCAATTCAGCCTTTAGTTTGTCAAAGTTGACACTACCATCAGGAATAAATGAAATTGCATGCAACTGATAATCCCCAAGAATAGAATCTTCTTGGCCACCAATCTCAGTATATTTTAAAGGTACCAAAACACTGTACACTTCTGAGTTTTTTGATTTTAGAAATACGAAATTGTCTTCAGGTTTAAAAACTTTATCAAAAATTTCAATAAGTTCAGGTCGTTCCATCGGATTTACCGGTAAACCACATGCTTTATTAAAGAAGTTTGGTGCAACCGCTGTTTCACCAGGTTTTGCGTAGAAGTAATCTTTTACATCAACGTTTTCACCTCGTGTATTTTTCAAAATTTGAGGTTCAACAGTAACTTTTTCAAATGAAAGGTCATGTTTTTGAACTTCAACTACTTGAGGAGCTGTTTCAACAGTTTTCTCTTCAGGTTTATCTACTTGTGATGCTTTTAATTCAGCAATTTCAGCTTCCAGTGCTGCAACTTTTTCAAGCTGAGCTTTTTCTACTTCTTTTGCGGCTTTTTCTAATGATTTTTGTTCTTCTGTTTTTGCCATAGCAAGAATAACATAGGTATCCGCCTATGACGGGTTCTTTGCTAATAATATTTCTACTAGGATGAACCTCCTAGTAGCAGATTTTTAAAGGACTCATAGAATTTTTTAACAAAATCAATACAACTCTTTGGAGTTTGTTTTTTTGTTTTTTTAATAAGCTCAGGAGTAACGACAAAGCCTTCACGATCCTTGTCTATCTTTGCAATATTGAAAGCCTCTTCTATAAGAGCAAATTCCAATGGGTAAGGATGTTCATATGCTAAATGAACAGTTTCACCTGCCTTGAAATCTCTTTCAAGAGTAGCTGCAATATTCCGTGTAACATATACAACGTTGATCCGTTCTGTGTCAACGAATGCAGGAGCAAGTTCGTCAGAATTTACATAGTGAGAAAGCAGTTCAATAAGCTTATCGGCAGAAATTTCAAATCCATCTTTTTTTGTAGATGTAAATTTAATAAGTCTTTTCTTGATAGCCTCAGGAGTATGCTTGATCTCAACAGTATAATCTTTCTGTTCTGATTTCATTCCCGCAACTTTTTTAGATGCAACTTTTTTTGTTGCTTTATTTTTTTTAATCGGGGTTTTCATAAATTCCTTGTTTATAGTTTTCTATTTTTAGAAAAAATCTTCCAATAATAGCTGCCTCTGCTTCCAGAGTTACAGCGTTCACAACTGTTTTATGTTCGGTATCACCAATAACAGATGGAAACTCAGTTTTGCACTCGTTCAGCAAATCAATAACATGATTTATATTACTGCTTTTTGCTAGATTTAATTTTTCAGCATTTGTTAACATATTTTTTATTTATTAGGTGTCATTGGCATAGATGCCGCATAACCAAGCGATCCATCAATTACGGAACCTACTGGCCCTTGAGGTGATGGAATTTCTTCCATTGATTGTGGGTCCATAGGATTTGCGCCGTCCTGAGTCATCCCCTGCCCAGGTGCTGATCCTTCCCCATCTTCTGGATTCATTTGCTTGTTAATTTGTTGCATTGCCATTTGAGATGCCGGTAATTGTTCCGCTAGAATTTCTTCATAGGTCACTTTAGAAATATAATCAAATATATTCTTTCGGTATTCCTTGAGGAACTGTTCGAATGATCTTAATTGTGACGCAGCTGCTTGAGGATCCTGCATTCGAATCGCAAATATCTGAGATATTGAGTTCTGAATAATCGGATAGATTTCAGCGAACTGTTGTCGTTGAATTTCTTCTGACGGCAAGAGCATTGAGTTTGGATCAATTACGAAGTCGATATAGTGCGACAATTGTCCGTAATAATCCAACTGATCATACAACTTTTTAGCAGATACTTTTCGTTCTGGAACATCTTCTATCAATTTCCCCCCTTCATCAAAATCGAAATTAAGACGCAAGTTAGGAGAAGCTGCTACTGCAAAACCTTTGAATGTATCACTTTCGTCGATGATAGGTTCTGATTCTACATAGTAGTCAGGGTTTTGCATTTTGAATTCTTGAAGCTGGTCTTCGTTTGAAATAAGAAACACTTTGTCAACTGAGAACAATTGCTTTGTCCATGAGTTTGCAATAAGTGCATCAATTTCCAAACCGTCTACCACGTTGTTTCGAGCAATCACCAATCGGTTCTGTGCTGCCTCTTTCAAGATCAATGTTGAACCAAGAGTGTTTTCAGAGCTTGATCCTGCAATGATGTTGTTTACACCAGTGTTGTCTTCGATGTTTTGTTTTTGTTGATTAGCAAATTGAATACCAGCCTGCAAGTTCGCACTTGTTTTCACAACGTCGATACTTGTCCCTGGAGTTTTTGGGTTAACGATGTTCGGTCCTCGTTTGTACATCGCAGTACCATTTTGTACTTGTGCCCCGAAGAGTAATGGAAAGATTTCCGCCTCAACTTGCTGTGCATTGAGTGAGTTGATGTAGGTATAAATTGCTGTGTTACCGCGCATCATTTCGTAAAGTCCAACTCCGTAAGGATCGTTCATTCCTCGTGAGAAACATTGTACTACAACAACTGATCCGTATGAATCGTCGTTAGGAAGTTCCCCATCATAGATTACCATTTCTCCACAAGCAACAATGAAGCGGTTCAAAAGTACATTCTCGTAATAACTAATAGTTACGTGTGTCTTTGATTTCTCAAAATTTTCTGCTCGCGCTTCATCAGTAACTCCGATACAGTAATCAAGTTTATCGTCGTACCCTTCTGCTTCTGGATACATAGCAAGGAATTGATCTTTCGGCATATCCTTTTCATAGTACACTTCAAATTTTGAAAATGTATCATAGTTGTTTGTACCTACTCCGAGCCATGTTCGTTTTGGATCCATTGGTTCTCGATACACATCATCAAAAAGAACTTTTGCAACTCCGTTTCGTTCAACCTGAACTCGTCGTGGGTATACACGCCAAGCAGCCCATCCGTATGTAAATAGGTTTTGATAAGTGCTCATCAATGTTGTATTTCCGTTCGCAAGTCGGTTTCTCCATCCTCTTTTCCATAGTTCGTATGCAGTCTTCGCATATACTTTAGAATCAGAAAAAGTCTCCGCATCCGGCAATTTACTACCGAGTACTGAAGCTGCTGTAATAATTTTTGAGAACGCGAGTGGTTCCTGTGCAACTGGTACACCTGATCGGTTCTGATCGCGCCCTGATAGTTTCTGTGGATACACGTTCATGTCGGTATTACCGAGTGCGTTCTTCGTGTACGTCATAACAGAACCCCATCCAGATCGTTCATATAATTTCTCACCGTACGATACCGTTGTGTTCACGATATTCGCATCAACTTCATCAGAAAGATTATCGAATTTTTTTCGATATTGAGATTCTTTCATCTCTTTCTTTTTATTCGCAAGAAATTCCAAAGTTTTTTTATCCTTTGCCATTTCTGGTCTGTCAGTCATGACAGGGGTTTCGGTTTTTCGTTTAGCCATAGATATATTATACAACTAATAATAAAAAATTACAACACAAATTTTTTAGTCTTCATTAAAAATCAACTGCATGAGTGATTTTTCGCTCGTTGGAGCTTCCATTGTCTGCTTCCCGTACTGAAATAATATCGCATATCCGATTGCTGTCGCCATAATAACGTCATCGTGTTTCCCTGATATTGCTGCCGGGTGTCCTTTTGCGTTCATCACAAACGCTTCCATCTCCTCGAGCAACGCCGCCGGGAATTGTCGCTCCTCCTTTCGTAAAATTATCGCCTTGAGCGACATCAGCGCCGTGATTCGTGACGACCGGTTCGTGAGGAAACCGTAGTTCTTACTCATCGTTTTGGTAACATCATCGAACGCCTCTCGATAATAAACATTCCCGTACCCGTTCGCCACAATCGCCGCATTGATCCATCGTCCTTCCCCGTTTACCTCGATCCCGAGCACCGCATTGTTGTAGTACTTCGCAAGACCAACCGCGATATCCGGGTACTCATCCGCACTCACGTTACTCCTGTACAGCGCAACGATCTCCTCCGTCACCCGATTGATCACCGTCATCACCTGTGAGTCCCCGTCCGATGTTCCTTGCGACGTATCCCCCCCGATAATGTACCCGACATTCTTTTCCGGATGCTTAAATATTTCCAAATCCCCGTAATGGTTTTCCTCAACAGTTCCATTAAGAATATCGTACCTCTTTCCTTTCTGCGCTTTCTGCCATAATTCTGAGACACGTCTTGTCGGAAAATAAGTCTGACCACTTGCAAGAAATGCCTCCTCTGGAATCGTTGGGTATTGCTGATTGAGCTTTCGTACGTCGCGCCCGAGTTGCTCCCATTGCATGTAGTAGTACGTCATCTCCAAATCCGATAGGTTGTGATCCTCTTGATATATCCGCCAGTCAATCTCGGGACATGCCTCCATATCCTCCACCTTAATTATTTTTCGAATCTTCGAAATCTCCATCGTGTCCCATGTCCAGTTGTAGAAGTGCGGCATGAACCGGTACTGCGTGTCCGCAGGTTCCATAGTCTCTCTTCGGTACCATTCCGCTTTGAACATTGTATGAAAATCATCCGCCATTGTCTCCGCCGTAGATTCAATAAAAATATACCCCTCTTTCGGCACGGCCGGGAATGTTCCCAGTTTAACTTCACTCGCTCGTTTCGGAAACTGCACACACATCGGTGCGTACTCGGAAATATGCGCATAATGGAATGTTCCTGATCGTCCAGAAAGAGATACAGAAATAGCCGACTTCGATTGGTCGTCCCCTGTCTCCCCGTTCTCCAAATCATTAAACTTCACCTGAATCTTTCGTGCTGAGTTTCGTGCAATCTCAAATAGCGATTCCTTAAGTTCAGTACACATGTTGCGCAATGGGAAATCAATCTTACGGTCGAAAATTTCTACAGCTTCCTTCTGCAAGTGGGCAATAATAATAGCCTCCCGGTCCTTGTTAAATAGAATTTCGTCCAGCATCCAAATATCAATAAACGTAGTAAAGCCTAGCTGTCGACTCTTTAGAATGACATGCCGCAGATATGGATCAGGAATATTCAAATAGTTATCAAAAAAATGTCGTTGTGCTTTGTTCATCCGAAAAACCTCCTTCTTCATATCCTTGGTGATAATCCAATACAGGTTTTCCATGCGCCATATCTTGTCAAAGACAAGTCCGGGGTTTTCCATGAGGGACGCAATCACAATCTGGTTGTGTATTTTTTGGTCTGATGAATGTTTCATTATGATTATTTTACAACAAAAAAAATAATAAGTACATATGGTACCGTTTTGTGAAAATTTAGGGGGGGTGGTTTATATTTCTGACCCGTCTTCAATTATATTTTCTAATTCAACAGTTAAATCAAATTGATCAACAGAATCTAATATTTTAGTTATAATCTTTTTATAACATTCACCATAAGAAACAAATGATTTACCAACTAAATGTATACACTTAACAGGAGATCCATCTTCATTTAGATCATTTACGTTAGTTAATAGATGAACTTGATATACATCGTTATTATTATCATCTTTCCAAATAGGCGCTTCTTGTAGAAGGTATTTTTTTTCATTCATATAGTTTAATTGTATATCTATTGTGCGGCGTAGTAAAGGACATTAGAACTAAACTGTGGATAATAAATATTGTCGCGTCTTTGTGTGGAAGAAATTCTTTTTTTTCTTCTTTGGGTACCAGTACTTATTTTTATTTACAAATAGGGGGGAGGGGGCAAGGGTCGACCCCCTCGGACGCGACGGCAGGACGCGAGAAAAAAACAACGCAATTTTTAGGTGCATTATTATGCAACGGCATCAATATAATGTCAATGTCGCACAATATACATTTTACGACTATCTATCAGATCCACCAAAAAAGCGCCCTTTTATTGGCGCCCTTGTTCTATTCCTGATCCTGGATCGTGTCGGCCTTGATCGTGTCGGCCTCGGCTGTCGCGTCCACTGTCGCGCCCTTGGCGTGATTCTGGAATATAACCTTAAGATTATTGATCTTTTCGCCGTCGCCTTTTTCCTTCGGCTTGATATTCATTCGATCCCATACGCTGGCCATCGTGTCGGCCGCCTGGATCAGTGTTTTGAAATCTTCTTTGGCCATGTCTTTGTGTTTCAAGGTATGTAAAATCTGGAGCACAACGTTCCCGGATTCGGCCGCTAGATCGCGCATCGCGTTCGCATATCCTTCGGTGCTCTCGATCTTTTGCGTGATGCTTTTTGCGACTGAGGGCTTGTATCCTACATCCAGGGCGATCTGTTGCCGGCTCTTCGCTCCCTTCGGTGCCAGTCGGTGCATCGCATACGCGGCTTGTTTTAGTGTTGATCCATTTTTCGAACGTTTCATATGGTCACTATTATAACATTATAATATTATAAAGTAAATAACAAAAAACAGCCCTCGCGAGCCGTTCCCTGTTTTATAGATCCCAAAAGCTTTTTCCTGTTAAATCGTTGATCTCTGATATACACAAACGGATCCCAATCAATCCAAAAATGATTATAAGAGTTAGAATAAAAGTAATCATACTATACCACCGCGACCGGCTCCGGATCCATTATCGCTTCGTTATAGATCTCAAATAGTACATCATACACGCTCGACGTGTAGTCGTTGATCATTTCATCAGTTGCCAGATCTTTTATATAAAACAAAAGCATCGCCTCGGCCTGATCTTTGATATATATTCCATTCATCATCCAGACATCATCGTCTATTTTTTCCATCTGATCTTCCCATTTTTTATCTATACAATATGCCCGGATCGCGTCCATATCGGCCTCGATCTCGATCTCCGCGCTATCGGTAGTGTAGTTATAAAAGCTCGGCGAAAATGTGCCCACCACTTGCGCGCCCGTGATCTGATCGTATTGCTCCCGCATAAAGTCGGCCGCGATCTTACCAATTTTTTTTATGATCTCTTTTTGATCAAAAGTTACATCTTCAGATTCTGCGCCCTCTTCTTGATCATCAGAAACATAATCAAAGTATACATCACTCGGAAACATGCTGTACGTGTCGCACGTGTACGGCGTGCATCGTGTATCAATTATTATTATTTGCATATATTATAAATTAATTTTTAAAACTTCGGCAAGGTTTTCAAGTTTGCGATCATCGCTGCATAATTTTTGGACATGTCTCAATGGTAATTTTAGATCGCCCATCTGATGATCAATAATCAAATCAAGTTTTTTATTTTCTTTTGACCTGTTATATTCCCTTATTTTTGAAATAACATTCTCAACACTTCCAAACGTATCAGCATATATTCCATTATACGCAAGCAGTTCCACGCTGTTAGTGACAAAAGTAAATTTATAATATCTATAAGACCAATTCGCTTGCTCTTTTTTATTCCACCCAAGCGCCTGTATGTATAGTATAGTTTTTTCCATATAGTTTATTTTATAAAATAGATAAAAATTCCAATAATCGCACATAATGCCATCCCCGCCCGCATACCTCGAAAATATGCTGCATAGATCTCCGGTTTTTTCTTTTTCATATTAATAACCTGATGCCGGCATTTTTTGAAGGCGTTCGAACCCGCCAGCCTCTGATCCTGTGACCTCTTCCTGCATGTAATCATCCCCGCCGCCGTTGTTTTGATTATAGAACCATTTTTTGCATGCTTCTGCAAGCTCTTCATAAATAGCCAGATCTTCTTCAGAAAATCCTGATATATCGAACATTCGCCCCGTTTGTATTGATCCGGCCATGCCTCCGCCTAGGTAGTTTTGATATGCTCCCATAGTCGCCGGCTCTTCGCCTGTATCAAATAAATCTGATACATCAATTTTCAATGATCCGCCACGGTATGATATATCACAATCAATCAAGTTTGATTCTATAAATTCCATGTAGTCAATTTTTTTCATATTATTGAATAAAAGCTATGTTGCTATTAAAAGTTTCCACCATCACCGCATCCTGTTTTAATTCCTTGGCGATCTCTTTTGATAGTTCAATGATCTTCACATCTGATCCGGTTTCATCTGATACAATTTCCACTTTTAGCGTCTTTTCTTTTGATCCCTTCCAATACCCTACGATCTCATAGACTGAAAACCCTTCGAACACTTGCGCGATGATCTCGCATGCGCGATCTGCTTCCAGCTCGTGCGTTTCATTGTTCGATCCAATATACAAAAAGTATTTTTTCATTTTTTTGTTGCTATAGTTTTTTTATTATAAAAATCAAAACGTTCCGCGCATTGATTATTACTATAACATGATCATTATAATATAAAGCGATATCGCTTGCAAGTACCCTCGAATATTTAACTGTGGATAACTTTTTTATAGATCATCACGCCCACCACGGCGCGACCATCCCCGCGCCCGGATCATCACGCCCGGATCAGTAACCCCGGATCATCACGCCCGGATCAATAACAAAAAAAACACCCGATCAAGGGCGCATAAAAAAATAAAACCGGAACGAACCAAAACAATAGCAACAAAGATTGTAATAGTTCTGAATTATTTTTTTAAAAAATTTTTTTTGAATTTCAAATTTCACCTATATTGCGCCATCAGAAATCCACTTTGGTTTTCTTAAAATCCAATATCATCAGGATCAATATCTAAGTGGCTTTCATCTTTTGGAGCATCGAAATCAGAGAATTCCGTAGGAAACGGCTTCTCACTTTTTACAGTGTCAGCAACCACCTCACTACCAGTACTTGGTTCACGATTCAATTTAGGTAGAATCTGTGTATCAACCATGTTCTGTAGGAACGCGAGTCGTTCAGTACTATCCCATTTCTCTTCACCATTAACAACAACCATTTTCATTTCAGGAAGACCATTAGGTAGAGCCATAGTGAAAGCGTGTTTGATTGGTTCATTATTCTGGTTCAAGAACAATGAAGTCTTTTCTTTGTTGTCTTTTGGATCAAATTTCTTACTGATTGAGAACACAACATCCTCATCCAAATTTACATTAGGCAACATCTTCAAGAACGCGATTGCGAGTCCATCAGAATAACCAAATTGCAATGAATACTTTTCAGTTCCATCATTGATATCAATGTTCCATGTTTTACCATAGGCACCGTCTCGAGTGTAGATATCAGTAATTTTACCGCTTAAGTTACTAAAGTACAATTCGTGTACCATCTTCCCTTCTCCTTTCTTAGGCTGAGTCATACGACTTACCGCCCCGATAGTTCCCTCCTCAACGCGACGAGTGAATTTTCCATCATAAACTGTTAAATAGGTTTTGCGTGATGTATTATACAATGCCATAAATTATTAGTGGTCTACCACCATAGGTTAGCTATACAATATTAAAAGTTTGTTGATAGAATTATTTTTTATTAGATCAACACCAATAGAATATACCAATACCATTCCATAGTCAACAACACGTAAATTTAACTGTGGATAACCTATTTTTAATGAATTACCACACCTTTTAACCTGCCACACCTAAAACGAGGTATGGCAACGAGGTATGGCAGGAATTCTACCATTGTAATACAAGGC